GTAGGAAAGAGTTATAATGATGCATTTATTTTATGTGAAGTAAATGATATAGGAGATCAGGTAGCATCCATATTAAATTATGATATGGAATATCCCAATTTACTTCAATGTTCTATGAGAGGTAGAGCAGGTCAAGTTGTAGGCCAAGGATTCTCAGGTAAGAAGACTCAACTTGGAGTAAAGATGTCCAAGACAGTTAAGAAGGTTGGTGCTCTTAACTTAAAAACTTTAATAGAAGAAAATAAACTTCTATTTACTGATTATGAGATTATGAGTGAACTTACTACGTTTATTCATAAGAGTAATTCATTTGAAGCAGAAGAGGGATGTAATGATGACCTTGCAATGTGTTTGGTAATATATGCATGGTTAGTTCAATGCGATTACTTCAAAGAACTTACTGATCAGGATGTAAGAAAAAGATTATATGAGGAACAGAAGAATCAAATAGAACAAGACATGGCTCCTTTTGGATTCATGGATGATGGAATGGATGATGATAGTTTTATTGAAGATGGTGATAGATGGTATAATAATGCTTCTGAGTATGGAGAGTCATCCTATATGTGGGAGTATTTGTCCTAATGGAATTAACAGAAGAAAATGTAATGAAAGTTCTTGAGGAACTTATACCTTATATTGAGGCAGATGGAGGATGGTTAGAATTTGTAGAAATAGAACATGAAACTAATTTTGTTAAAGTAAGATTAGGGGGTGCATGTTCTACTTGTGCAATGAGTGCTATCACATTAAAACAAGGTATAGAAAGTAAATTAATGCATGAAATTCCTGATGTTTATGGGGTGATTCAAGTTTTGTAATGGAATTAGATAAACAAATAAAGTTAGGTCATCTTCTATTGTCAGATAGAAGATGTAGAATTTGTGGGGAGGAAAAGAATTTATTAGAAAATTTTTATAGGACTCGTAAAGATAGAGGGCCAGTTGCTTCATCTTATTCTTATGAATGTAAAGTATGTACAGTAAAAAGGATTGTGAATACTAGAAAAAAAGGACTTCCCTTTCCTGAATGGACTTACCCTGATTGGTGATTGTTCACGGCATGTTTCCCCACTGAAAATGTTGCAATTAATAAATAATTTCAAGATAAACTGAGAAATTCGGAGAAAACAAGCATGGCGACTCAGCAAATATCTCCTGGAGTATTAACTAGGGAGGTTGACCTAACAGTAGGTAGAGTTGATAATGTAGTGGCCAATTCAGGTGCTCTTGCAGGACCTTTTAAAATTGGACCAGTTAGTGAAGTAATAGACATTACAAACGAGAGTGATTTAACATCAACGTTTGGTAAACCACTTTCAACTGACAGTCAGTATGAGTACTGGATGAGTGGAGCGTCATTCTTGTCATATGGAGGACAACTTAAAGTAGTTAGAGTTGATGGTGCAAACCTGAAGAACTCTAATGCTGGTGCTCCTGTTGGTGGAGTTGGTATTGCTTCTACCACTACTCTTAAAATTAAGAACTTTGATGACTATGATCAGAGTTATACAGACATAAGTAGCGGATGGACTTATGCTGCTAGAACTCCTGGTACATGGGCTGATGGATTAAAGTTATGCTTTATTGATGATGTTGCTGACCAAACAATTGGTCTTACTACTACAAACCTTAAAGTCGCTGGATTTGAAATAGGTTGTGGTGTTACGGTTGCTTATAGTGGTACAACCATTGGTTTAGGTACGACTGCTACTACTAACGGATACGTTAAGGGTATTATTACAGGTCTATCTACAGACTCTACTAATGCCAATAGTACAATTGATGTTAAGATAGTCTCCAAAGTCGAGCAGACAGGTAATATAATAGGAACAGAAACATATATTAACTATGCACAATTTGATGAGCAACGTTCAATTACACCTGGTTCAATTGTTTACTGTGTAAGTACTGCAGGAACTAATAAAGGTGGTGATTATAAAGTACCAAGTGTTAACACAGCTGGTACAGTTACTGACTGGTATGACAATCAAGTTCTTGATCTAAGTACTGGTACGGTTTACTGGAACACAATTGCATCTAAACCACAAACAAGTGGGTATGCAGATGCCAGAAATGGTAAGAATGATGCATTCCACCTAGTACTTGTAGATGATACAGGAAGTATATCAGGTATTCAAGGAACAGTTCTTGAGAAAAACCTTAATCTTTCTAAAGCATCAGATACAGTATCTGACGTTAATCCTCCTACAAATACTTACTATAAGAACTTCCTTGCTAACTTCTCTGAGTACATCTATGCAGGATGGAACCCATCTCAAGCAGCAGATAGTTTCTGGGATACAACTCCAAGAGCAACTGGATTTACTACTACAAGTGCAGTTAAATCTGATGGATTTACTCCTATCACTACTGGTGGTGGTGTTTGGGGACAAGAGGCAGCAGGAGTTATCTTTAGTGGAATAGGTAACGTAGGTTATGAATTAGGTGGTGGACAAAACTACAATGCATCTGGTGGTGCTCAATATAAAGCAAATCTTGGAGATCTCTCTGCAGGATATGATTTATTTGAAAACGAGGATGAAGTAGATGTAGATTTCTTGATCATGGGTCCTGGTTGTGCTGCTAAAGATGAGACTCAAGCAAAAGCAAATAAACTAATTGCTCTTGCCGAAGGTAGAAAGGACTGTCTTGCTGTTATTTCTCCACATAAATCAGATGTGGTTAATGTAACAAGCAGCAAGGATCAGACAAATAATGTTCTCGCATTCTATGCTCCTATTACATCTTCATCTTATGCAGTATTTGATAGTGGATACAAGTGGACATGGGATAGATACAACAACAAGTTCCGTTGGATGCCAACAAACCCAGACGTTGCAGGCCTAATGGTTAGAACTGACATTGAGCAGTTCCCTTGGTTCTCACCTGCTGGACAACAGAGAGGAAACATTAACAACTCTGTTAAACTTGCATACAATCCTACTAAGGCACAAAGAGATCAACTCTATGAAAATAGAATTAATCCAATAACTAACCTTCCAGGTGCAGGATCAGTTCTCTTTGGTGATAAGACAGGATTAAATTACGCATCTGCATTTGATAGAATTAACGTTCGTCGTCTATTCATCACTGTAGAACAGGCACTTCAAGGAGTTGCTAATGCTCAACTATTTGAATTCAACGATGAAATTACTCGTTCTAACTTTGTTAACATAGTTGAACCTTATCTAAGAGATGTTCAAGCGAAGAGAGGACTCGTAGACTTTAGAGTCATTTGTGACCAAACCAATAACACTCCTGAGGTTATTGATAATAATGAATTTAGGGCAGACATATTCTTGAAGCCCACAAGGTCGATTAACTTTGTTACTCTTACTTTCGTTGCTACCAGAACTGGAGTCAGTTTTGAAGAAGTAACAGGAAGAGTTTAAATTTACCCCATAATTAATTAACATAGGAGATTACAACAATGGCAATTAGAACAATTACAGACTTTAAATCCCAATTAAGAGGAGGTGGGGCAAGGCCTAACCTCTTCAGGGTGGATCTTGGAGCTTTTGGAGGACCCACGACTGATACTGAATTAGGATGGGATGCAGAGGGAGCTCAAAAAGATTTTAACTTTCTTTGTAAAGCAACATCTATGCCAACTCAAACTATTGGGTCAGTAGATGTTCCTTTCCGAGGAAGAATCTTAAAGGTTGCTGGAGACAGAACCTTTGAACCTTGGTCAGTTACCGTTATTAATGATGAAAGTTTCAGTGTAAGAAGTGCATTTGAAAGATGGGGTAGAAAAATTAACGATCTAACAACTGGAGCAGGGGTCGTTGAACCACAATCTTATATGGGTAGTGGAACTATTCAGCAGTTATCTCGTTCTCCAGAGAATCCTCAGGATTCTAAGGTTCTTCAAGAATATATTGTCCAAGATATTTGGCCTTCTGAGATTGGATCAATTGATCTTTCATATGATAGTTCTGATGCAATTGAAGAATTTACTGTTACATTCCAAGTACAGTACATGGAAATTCTAGGAGCGAGTACCGCTACAAATATTTGATAAATATAGGAGTTAAAAACTTTGATAAATAGTCCTAGAAAGGGCATTTTTTAAATAAATCATGGCTAAGTTATTTGGGTTCTCGATAGAGGACAAC